TAATAAATGATACTATTATACTAAAAAATGTTCAGTTAAAAGTTCCAATAAAAGATAGAACAACAAGTTTAAAATTTTGGAACGTAATGACTAATAAACCTATAATAAATTTGGATGATACAAAAAATGAAGAATTAACATATATTATTCCAAATATAATGATTCCAACAAATCCAAAAAAGAATCATAGTATAGATAAATTAGAAACAACTTATTTAAAAATAAATAAAAATTTAATAGAATATGTTGAAGATGTAGTACAACCAGCAGAAGTTTCAAAAGATACATATATTATTTATACAATGGAAGGTAAAACAGTTCCAGATGTTGGTGATGTATATGGCGATGATGACAATGGTGAACGCATTTATTATGGTGTAAATGAACCATTTAGAGATAAAACACCTGTTAAAAACAATTTTGAATACTGTAAGTGTAGTGGGGATGATGCTAAAACATCCGAAAATAGAGGATATGCAAGACTTGGTATATTACTTGCAGGTAATACTAATCAAAAATACTTTAAAAGAGATAGTAGAGACAGAATTGCTGGAACACTTGGTAAATACATTGGAGATGACAAATGTCCTGATGGCGAAACACAAGTAACAAATGGAACTAATCCAGATAATGGTGCAATAACACTTGTTCCCGATAAAGAAGAAGTTATTAAAATAGATGATGTTAAAGTTGATACTAAAAAAATTGTAAGTGAAGATACTACTGGAGAATTTTCAAATCTTAGTTCTGATATTGTAAAAAATTTACCAGAAATTACAATAAAGGAATTGAATATACCAATTATTTTAGAAGGTGGAACTACAAAAACAGGAACTCAAGAAATAAAAATAGATTTTTCTAAATTGGATCAAAAAACAGTACAAGTAAAAGATAATATAACTGTTACAAAAGAACCACCAAAAGAAGAAGAACAAACAAAAACACCCCCAAAAAGTTCTATACCAAAAACTGAAAAAAAAGGTGGTGGTAAAAAAAATAATAAAAAAAATAAACAAAAACAATCTGCTAAACAAAAAGGTAAAGAAAAAGCAAAAACAGAACAAACTGTTAATTTTAATCCTGATGAAGAAGCTATAAAATTATCAAAGGGTAGAGATATTCCAAAAGCACCAGGCACAGACAGACCCGGTAAGTTGAGTGGAAAAGGCCTGATTAGTGGAGCCGGTGGATATAGTAGAAATAGTCATAAATCTTCCATTAAAAAATTTGCTTATTGGCAATGGACATGGCCTATCGACTTTACATACAATCCTGACAAAGCAGGTCAAGGAGCTGTGATATTTAGTGGAAAAGAATCAAGACCATCGGGACTTGGATACTGGTGGAAATTTTTTGAAGATTGGAATAGTTCTGAACCGATAATTAAGTGGCCAGGTGGATCAATAAACGATTTTACGCAAGGAAATTATACATTTTCTACTAGTACAGTTTATGGACCAGGTATTGCAAAATGGATTATGTATGATGATCAATGGGCTCCTTATGATTACAATGAATATGCAAAAAAAGTTGGAAAAATGAAATTGTCAAAAACATTTGCGGGAGTTGGTAAAGAAGGTGAAGAAGTAGTTAAACCAATCGGTTGGAAATGGAAATGGTGGAGAGAAAATGCACGACCACATAACTATAACATAAATTTTGAAAAAAAAGGAGAGGCATCTCGTAGATTATATGCAATAGCAGGAAAAGATTTGATAAAAGCTTATATTCCATACGGTTTTAATGCTAGATGGGAAAATTTATTCAAAAATTTTAGACTTTCAAAAAAACTTGATCCAAATGGTGGTGATCCAAAATCAAAATATGGTGGTCCACTACCTCCAGATTATTCACCAAGTTTATTGGATGTTGGTTTAATAATGAATTTTTCACAATGTGGTTATGTAAATAGATATAAATTGCCAAATAATGAATTTCCACCGCTAGCTGCATCGGGAACAGAACAACACCTTATGATGTTAGATGATATAAATGATAAATGGATATTTGGTCAAAGGGGTGAACCAATGGTTGGTACGTTCAATGCTGGTAAATCAATAGTGATAAATTGGGCACATGAACCCCATTGGTGCGGTATATCAACCGATTTCTTTTTACGTCATGGTGGTTTTGGTAATCAAGGAACAACAAGTGTTAAATCCAATGAAGCCATGATAATAGCCAAAGGACTACCATTAAATAGACCAAGATTAGAACCAAATAAAACTGATGCATGGGACTCTGGTTTATGGGCGGCAATTAGTGGTGATGGATATGGTGTTATGGTTCGTGATAAATTCAAAAAAGCATATTCTGATCATGGACCTGATTATTTTGAACACCCTATTACACCAGAGTATTTAAATGAATACGGAGATAAAATAAATTCGGTTTGGTTTATCGGTGGTATTCATTATGATGAAAATACAAAAACTATGACACAAAAAGGTTACGAATTATTAAAAATTGTATTAAATCCGGATATAATAGATTGGCCAGCTGCTATTATATCTCATACTGGTCATGTTGAATCTGTTGCTGCTATTGATATTGATGGTGATGTTTTTCGATTGGGTGGAAACACATCTACTCATGGAAACTTCGGTAATGTGAATAATACAATGGGTTTTTTTAGGACACATATTTCTGAATTTGGTGGGTATCCAGGTGGCGGAGAACGAGGTGGTTTTGCTTTAATTTCAAAACCAGATGGAATTAGTGAAAAAAATAGAAAACATAGAGTTGGTGGAAAGGGTATATCATCTCCTTGGATAATAACTGATGTTATGCGTACATATTTGGATTTTCTTGAAATGAATCCTGAACCAGAGTATCCTGTTTTCAATAATTATCAAACTAATATAAACATAATAAATACTATATTTAACTCAAATTTAAGGTGAGGTATAAAATGCAAACAAAAGATTTTTTCAGTAAAATTCGTGCAATCATTCGTGAAGAAATAGAATATGCATTGGACAAAAAAATGTCTCAAAAACCACAAAAAAAAACTGATGTGTCTGCTATAAATCATGGTATTACTATGTATAAAGAACAGCAACAACCAAAAAAATCTGTAAAACCAAAAACACAAAAAACTGAATTTGGTTCTATACAAGAACTTCTTGCAGAAACAAAACGTAGTCTTCAAGAAACTTATGAAATGGAAGATGAATTTAGTTATACCGCTGATATGGCCGAAGGGTTTGGTTACGAAAGAAAAGGTGCTGCAATTCCACAAGGATTTTCTCAGCAAGAAATTCCAACTGAAGTAATGAGTGCATTAACAAGAGACTATTCTGCACTTATGAAAAAAATTGATGAAAAGAAAGGGAGATAACCATGGCAATGATAAATTTTCCAAGAAGACAAAGTGGAAATGCTAATGATATTGTTTATATTAGACCAACTGCTGTTAATAAATCAATTGGTGTAACATATCCATTTAATAACAGTAACGGTATATTTTTTAAAAGTTATACAAATTATGACCAGATATTAACAAATTTAAAAATGTTATTATTGACAACAACTGGAGAAAGATATTTACAACCAGAATTTGGAACAGATTTGAGACGCATATTATTTGAAAACATTTCAAACGAAGAAGAATTTAAAGAAAGAATCTCGGGAACAATCACTTCGGCTATAAGAAGGTGGCTTTTGTATATTTCGGTTGTAAGATGTGATGTAAAACTAAATGTTGATGAAAATGGTGACATAAAAGATTCTTCAAATGTGGTAAAAATAGAACTTGTAGTTTCAATATCTGGCACACCAACTAATTTGCCAATTCGTATATTTATATCTGAAACAGGACAGTTAAAGATTGAAACGCCAATTTATCAACAAATACAGAGTTATTGATGGCAGATTTAATTAAAAAAGATGTACGTTATTTAGCAAGAGATTTTAATTCGTTAAAATCAAATTTGATTTCTTTTTCTCAAAATTATTTTCCAGACACATATCAAGATTTTAATGAAGCTTCTCCTGGTATGATGTTTATGGAAATGGCTGCATACATAGGTGATGTTTTATCATTTTATACCGATGTTAATTTACAAGAATCTATGATACTACATGCTTCGGAAAAAAGAAATATAATGAATCTTGCACAATCTTTAGGATATACACCAAAATTAAATTCTTCTGCAACCGTTAAATTAGACGTATTTCAAATAGTTCCATCAAAAACTTCTGGAACTGAAATAGTTCCAGATATGTCATATGCTTTTGCAATAGAACCAGGAATGGTATGTTTTGCTGATTATGGTTCAGACGGTTCATCTAATGGTGCCACATTTCGCACAACAGATTATTTAGATTTTAAATATAGTGGAAGTTTTAGTCCTTTAGAAATTACTCCATTTGAAGTAGATGATATTACCGGAGAGATAACTTTTTGGTTATTAAAAAAACAAGTAAATGCTGTTTCCGGTAGAATAAATACAGAGAGGTTTATATTTAATGAACCAAAAAAATATGATAAAGTTGTTATATCAGATCCTTCATTGATAGAAATTTTATATGCAATTGATAAAGAAGGAAATCGTTGGGAATATGTGCCGTTTTTGGCACAAGATACCGTTTACGAAGCAGTTCCAAATATACCAAGACATGATAAAGAAATGAGTTTTTATAGAAATGAAACACCATATCTTTTAAAATTAAAAAAATTAACAAGAAAATTTACAGTAAGATTTGGAACGAATGGAAAACATGAAATAATGTTTGGTGCTGGGATTTCCAACATAGTAGATGAAGAATTTATACCCAATCCAGATTTAGTTGGTAATTCACTAACAGGAATAGAAACATCACCATCACTGGATATAGATCCTTCTAATTTTTTAAGAACAAAATCATACGGTTTGGCACCATCTAATACAGAATTGACATTCTATTATACTGCGGGATCAGGTATATTTGATAATGTTGGTGCAGACACTATAAATAGAATTGGAAACCAAAAAATAATTCTTGATAAAAATGGATTAGATGACGTATTATACCGCCAAGTTATATCAAGTTTGGCTGTAAATAATCCAGAGCCCGCAAGTGGAGGAAAAAATGAAGAGGATCCAAATGAAATAAGACAAAATGCTCTTGCTAATTTTGCTTCACAAAATCGTGCTGTAACTAAAGAAGATTATATCATTAGGGCATATAGTATGCCTCAAAAATACGGTTCTATTGCAAAAGCATATGTTACTAAAAACACACAATTAACATATGATGATATTTTTTATAGCGATAGAAGACAAAATAATTTAGCTCTTGGATTTTATGTTTTAGGTTACGATTCATTTGGTAAATTAAACCATATAAATCCTGCAACAAAAGAAAATTTAAAAACTTATTTAAACGAATATAGAATACTAACAGACGCAATAGAAGTGAAGGATGCATACATAATAAACATTGGTATTGAATTTGATATAATAACTTTACCAGATAAAAATGGAAACGAAGTAGTATTGAAATGTATAGATAAATTAAAACAATACTTTGATATTAAAAAATGGCAAATAAATCAACCGATAGTTGTTAGTAATGTTTATACTGAATTGGATAGAGTTGAAGGTGTCCAAACAGTAGTAAGTGTAAAATTTAAAAATTTACATGATCAATCACTTGGTTATTCTATGCATACGTATGATATTGAAAGTGCAACAAAAAATGGTGTTATATTTCCATCTTTAGATCCTTCTATTTTTGAAATAAAATATCCAGATAATGATATTCTTGGTAGAGTGAGGGCATTTTAATGATATATTCAATATATCCCGTAAAAGATACTACATTATATGAAGAAAGTGTAAACTTAAATAGTGGACTTGATTCTATATTAGAATTAAAACACGAATACAGAAATATAACAGGTTCATTGTATAATAGTAGAATAATTATTAAATTTGATGTATCGGAAATAGAACAAAAAATAAATTCTGGTAAAATTTCAAGTAATGCTAAATACTATTTAGCACTTAGATCAGCCGATGCAAGAGAAATACCACAAGAATACTCTGTTTATGCGTATCCATTGAGTGCATCTTGGGTAAACGGTACTGGAAAATATGCAAATAATCCAATTACAAAGGATGGTGCTTCTTGGAAATACAGAACATCTATGAAAACTGGAATACAATGGGATATTCCACCTGGAACGTCTTCATTTGAATGGGATAATATATCACAAACTTGGGTTGATGCAAATATACTTTTTGGTTCAAATTTAACACTTAATGTAACTTCATCTTATTACAATGAAAAAGGTGGTGGAACATGGTGGGATTATGATAATTTAGAATGTGTCCAAACATTTACACATCAAACTGCTGATGTTTATATGGATGTAACAAGTATTGTTAAAAAATGGGTAACTGGATCAGGTAAAATTGTTAATGATGGATTTTTATTAAAATTTAGTGAAGAAATAGAAACTTCATTAGATTCATTAGTAAGTTTAAAATTTTTTGGTGTAGACAGTAATACAATATATGTTCCAAGACTTAATGTAGTTTGGGATGACCAATCTTTTAATACAGGAAGTTTAACACGTGCAAATTTTGACGATGTTGTATTAAATGTTAAATTAAAAAAATACTATTCTGAAAATGAAAAAACAAAAATAAGATTGTATGCAAATAGAAGATACCCACAAAAAAATTATACAACTCAATCTTATCATACAGTAAATTATTATTTACCATCATCATCTTATTATGAAATAAGAGATGCTTATACAGATGAAGTAATACTTCCTTTTGATTATAGTGGTTCAAAAATAAGTTGTGATGCGGATGGAAATTATTTTAATCTTTGGATGAATGCATTTCAACCAGAAAGATTTTATAGAGTTGTTGTTAAAGTAGAGGAAGATGGTGGTGATGTAGTAAAATTATTTGATAACAATTATTACTTTAAGGTAACAAGATGAATCACGAAGTTACAAGAAATGATTTTGGAGCAATAAGACATATTAAGGATCAAAATAACATTGGTATAGTTGAAATTGATGTTGTTGATGATAGATTTTTAATGGATAGTTACGATTATATTGTTAATAGATCTTTTAGTGAAATAGATGATGCAGTTTCATCACAAATAAACATATTGCAATTAGCAGCACAAGATGCATTCAATAACCCAAATTCTCAAAATAGATATTTAACAAATTTAAATAACTTAATAAATGTTCAATCAAATTCACCACAAGCTTTGCGTGCAAAAATTACTCAATTAGAAAATCAATTAGAACAATATAAATCTATGTACAGAAGCTCAGGTATAGAAAATAAAAAATTGGAAAGAAGAATCAATGCATTGCGTTGGGAATCTAATAATTTAAAAGATACTCTTTCAAAAATTTAAGGTTATATTAAAACAATGCCGTTATTTAACTATAAAAATATACAAGAAATAATAACAACAAAAGGACCTACAAGAGGAATTAGACTTTTAGATTCTGCTCAATCTAGAAGAATTGTTCCTAGAATTGAAAAAATAGATCCAAATACAGTAGAAAGACTAACAGGTGGATTTGAGTCGGTAGAATTGCATGTTTTTAGTAGTAATAATTTATATGTTACATCAATTTATGATTTAACAACTTGGACAATAGATAACACACAAGAAACTAATAGCAGACAGATAAAATTAGATATACATAAAGATATTGAAAATTTAAAATTAAGTCCGTCTTCATATCGTTTTGTATACAATTTCTTTCGTAACTTTGTTGGTTCATCATACGATTCAAAACTTTTTATTTCAGAAATATCTGCTGATAGAACTGAATTAAAATTATCTCTATCTGAACCAGAAAATCCAATAATGCTAGAACAACTCAAAACTTTTGTTTTAGACTATCTTGCTCCTAAAAAGTATTTACCTCCTGTTGTTTTAAATTTTGGTGAAAACGAAGTTATTAG